CGCCCGAGCCCACGCCGTTCTCGTAGTGTGCCCCGATGCCGGGGATGCCCGACGCGGAGCGGACGGCGAGCGGGCCGACGTAGGGGTCGGACGTGACGACGTTGAAGATGCGCACGTAGGTCCGCGCATACACGTTGTCGACCGTGCCGGTACGCCCGCTGAACTGCTCGCTGACGCTGACGATGGGCATGCGTTATCTCACGTTCACGAGGACCCCGTCGGGCTTGGGTTTGGGCTTCGTGTTGTCGACGATCTGCCCGAGCTTCTTGTCCTGTTGCTTGGCGATCACGACGTGCTGCCTGGCCGGGTCGGTCCCGCCCGACAAGCTCTTGGCGATGATGCTCGACGCCTCGCGGGAGCCGATCTCGACGGCGCTGGCGAGCTTGTACTCGTGGGTCTCCTTCATGACCTCATCGGCCGGTCCTGGCTTCTTGGGGCCGGGCGGGGGCCCCGGCTTGGGCTTGGGCTTGGGCCGGTTCGCTTCGTCCTGGGCGATCTCGTCGAACAACGCATCGGTGGCCGCCTTCACGTTGATGAAGGCCGGCTTGAGATCCTCGGGGAGCTTCTCGGTCGTCGCCTTGAAGCTCTCGAGCAGCGGAATCCAGGCGAAGTCCCACGCCCCCTTCTTGCCGAACCCGAACCAGCCCGTCCTCTTGATGATCGCCTCGCCCAGGTTCGCGGCGTTCTTCAGGAGGGTCGGGCCGGCGGTCTTGAACGCGCCGACCATGTCCCTGAGCATGTTCGCCCAGTTCCTGCCGATCCACTTCCAGAGCGTGTTGAAGTTCGTCGCCATGGTCCTCATGAGGATCACCGCGTTCTCGGCGAACGCCCCGATCTTGAGCTTGGCGATCTCCCAGAGCTTGCCCGAGTTGCGGATGGCGATGCCGAGCGAGGCGATGACATCCGCGTGGAACTGGTTGACCTTCTCGATGGCTTCGGCCACGAAGCCGAGCGGACCCTTCTTGGCCTCCTCCCACGCCCAGGTGAACCCCTCGACGATCTTCGGGCCGAGCACCTTGATGTCGGCGATGACCTTCTCGACCGCGTCGGCGGCGTAGAGCGCCCACTCGTTGAACGCTGGCCCGAACTTCTCCAGGAGGTCGAGCGCGCCGGCGAGGAGTGCGTTGAACCCCTCGGTGCCCGCCTGGACGGCGGGCAGCAGGAGCGAGCCGACCTTGGTGGCGAACTCGCTGACCCCGCCGCCCGCCTTCTTGAACTGGGCCGCAGCCCCCTCGCTCGTCCGCTCCAGCGCCCCCATCGTATAGGCCAGCCCTCTCGTGATGATGTTGGCGCGGACCATGACCTCGGTTGCGTTCGCGGTCGCGACCGCCGTCTTGCCGACACGCTTCGCGAGCCCATCCTGGCGGGTCGAGATCGGCACCTCCGGCATGGGCAGTGCCGGTATCGGCCCTTTCATGCCCCCCTCTCGCCACGCCTTTCGCGCCTTGATTGCCGCTATGCCTGCGGTCCGAACGGCCTCCGCATGGGCCTTCGCGTCCTCCCTCGCCTTGGCCAGATTCGCGCCCCTCGCGGCCGCAGCTTCCAGGAGCGCCTGGGGCCGCCGCGCCGCCGCAGCGGCCTTCGCCGCGTTGCGGGCGGCGATCTCGTCCCGCTCGGCCCGAGAGCCTAACGTCACGCCGAGATCCTTGCCCTTCGAAGACTTGGCGGCCCGCCCAACCGCACCGAACTGCGCGGCCAACACGCCCATCTTGCCGGCCGCCGCCGTGGCCTTCACCCCCTCCTGGTCGATGAAGACGCCATAATCCTTCAGTTCCATGCCGCGACCGCGAAGCCCGCTCTTGATCTTCTCGGCGGCCTCCAGGAACGGGATCTGCCACTCCCTGGCGAAGTTGATCGTGGTCTCGGTCATCTTGGTGGCGAACCCGGCAGCCGCCGCCTCGGTCTGCCCGGCACCCTGCGCCATCGCGCCGAACCCGGCCGACACCTCGAGCGTCTCGGCGCGGAGCACGCCGTACTTCTTGGCAAGCTCGTCGGCCTGGTCCACGGCAGGGCCGAGCGACGAGCCGAACACGCTCCTGGTCACGTTCATCGTCTCGTTGAGTTCGGCCGCCCCCCTGACCCCCTTCTTGAAGAAGTCGGCGAGTTGGTAGACGATGCCCACGACGCCGAACGCCGCCGCCATCTGCACCGCCACCGACTGGAAGAGATGCGAGATGGTCTGCACCGGGTTCGCGAGGGCGTACACGGCCTTGCCGAGCAGCCCCGTATTCCGGGCCGATTGTGCCATCGACTTCGCGAAACCGTCGGCGGACGACTTGCCGCCGCGCAGCCGCCCGATGAGCCCGGCCAGCGCCTTGGCCGCGAAGAGGTACGTGCCGACCGGGATGCTGGCGAACGTGATCGTGCCGACGAGCTTGATCGCCTTGGCCAGGTTCTCCCAGGAGAAGGCGGCGGTCGCCAGCGTGGTGATCATGTTGACGAGCTTCGGGGCCAGGGTGTTGAGGAGCGGGATCGCGACGTTGCCGAACGCCCAGTTCGCCGCCCGCCCGATCTTGATCACGCCCTGGGCTGCGAGCCCGGCGGGGATCAGCCCGAGCAGGGTGACCCACTTGTTCGTCCCGGCGAAGAGTTGGTTATACGTTTTCCCGGCGACCCCTCCCAGCGCGCTCATGAAGTTGTGGACGCGATTGACCTGCCTCGCGCCCAGCACCCCGAAATTGACGATGCCGAGACCTAACCGGCCGATCTGGATGCCCGCCTCGGCGAAGGCCGAGCCGAGCCTCTTCGCGTCGTTCACGGTCTGTTCCGACCCGAACCCCTTAAACATCCCCGCGCCCGCCGCCTTGACCCGCTTCATGACCTCCAGCAAGTCCTTGAACGACACCGCAGAGGGACCCCCGAGGAAGTCCTTCGACGGTGCCTTCGGCATGGGCGGACCCGTATACCCGGGCAGGCCCCCGAACTGCGCCCAGCCCGCCCACGGTCCCGCCTTCTTCGGGGCGGGCGGCCCGTGAAGCTCGGGCGGCCCCGCGAACTCGCCGGGCGTGGGCCTGAGCGCAGCCCTGCCGATCGGTCGCCCGGCCCCCCTCCGCGTCGTCTGGACCGGGAAGTTCGACGGGGCCGCCACCCGGGCCGAGGCCGTCATGATCCCGGCCACGTCGGCCTCGGTCGCCTTCGCTTTCACGCTCAGCTTGCCCAGGCCCTCGACGATCGCCTTGATCGACTTCTCGAACGCCGCCGCCATGTCGATCGCCGCCTGCTTCATCGCCGCAGAGATGGCGTCAGACGCCGCCCTCACCTCCACGATCATCTCGGTTATCTGGCCGTAGAAGAGCCCTTCCATGCTGCCCGCCAGGTCCTTCATGACCGCGTCGGTGGCCGTCGCCGCGTCCGTCATGGTCTTCGTGATCGTCAGGGCGAGCTTCTCGAACAGGGCGTTGAAGACGGCCGCCACGTTCTTCATCATCGGGCCCATGCCGCCGCCCAGCGCCTTCTCGAGCGGCCGCTGGGTCTTCCTGAACGCCCGCTCGGCGGCCTTCGCGGCCTTCGTCATCCCATCGCCGGCCTTGTCGCCGCTCCTGGACAGCCAGGACGAGAACGCCTTGAGGCCGCCGCCGAGCCTGCCGATCCCCATGCTCACCCTGGACACGAACGAGTCCCACGACGGGAACTTCATCGCCGCGTCGATGCGGTCGAACATCGTGACCGTGGTCGTGGTGAGCCGCTCCAGCATCTGGGAGATGCGGGTGACCATCCCGAGCATGAGCGCGGTCGAGGCCCGCACGCCCGTGGCCATGCCCTGCGACAGCTTCGCGCCCACGGTCGCGACCTGGGCGGTGAGCCGATTCCCCTGGAGGTCGCCCCTGGCCGTCGATCCCGCCAGGGTGCCGATCTTGAGCGACGTGTTCTCGCCGGTCTTCTCGATCCGGTCGGCGACCTTGGAGAGGTCCGCGTCAAGCTGGCCGAAGTCGACCGCCAGTCCTATGCCAAGGGGAGTACCTTTTGATGCCATTATCGCCTCAGGAGTTCGCCCACGATGTGCACCGCGATCGGGCCGTCGATCCGCTGCGTCGGCCGCACGAACGGGTGCGGCGGGTTCCTGCTGCTGCCGTATTCCTGGTAGAGGGCGTAGGGCGAGGTCACGATGGCGCGGATGGTCAGGCGGTGCCTGCGGTGATCGTTGAAGACCTTGGTCTTGCGGATCGTCTTGATCAGCCTGCCGCTCCTCCTGGGCGCACGGGCCTGCATCCCCCCCACGAGGATCTCGGCCCCGATCTCAAGCGCCATCACCGCCCGCTGCCGGTAGGGGGCGAACCGGCGGGCCAGGAGGCCGAGGTTTCGACTTCGGTACTTGTTTGTAGCCATGGCGGTCTGGGGACCTCATGTAGCCGGTGGCGAACGCGACGAACTCGGGTATCCCGTGGCCGCCGGGGTTCCGCTCGGGCTCGTAGATCGCCGTCACCTTCTTGGCCTCGGTGCCGGTCATGTGGGCGGCGAACACCTGGGCCATGAAATAGGCGTCGGGGAGGTCGTAGAGCCCGTAGAACTCCAGCCATCCGACCCACTCGTCATGGTCGAGCGACTCCTCCATCTCCCGGATCGAGCGATGCCCCAGTGCCAGGCATAACCGATGCTTGAACCGGTCGGTGGCGCTCAGTCTTTTGGGGCACCGTTCTCCGAGGGGACGAGCTTCGAGAGCCTCATCGAGGCTTCGACGATCGCCTCGATCGCGGCCCACGGGAGCGTCATGACCAGCCTGATGTCCTCGCCGACGAAAAGCTGCGTCCCGTCGCCGTTGATGCAGCTTTTCTCGACGATCGGCAGATACATCTTGATGGGATCGGTGGCGTTCTTCTGGACCCGCTTGATCTCCTCGACCTCGGCTAAGGTCAGGTGCCTGATCCTGACCGCCCCGCCCAGTTCGGGGATCTCGACCTCCTCGGTCGGCAGGGAAGAGCGGCGGGCGAAGATTTCGTCTCTCGTCAGGGCCATGGTGTCTCCTAGGCTGGCCAGGTGCCCGAGCCATAGGTGATCCCCAGGAACCCGTACACCTCGATGGTCATGTCGGCCGTGAGTGTACCAGTCTCGGGGTCGGTTGCCGACTGGCTGAACTCGGAGATGAACCCCTGGAGATGGACATTCGCGGGGACCGAGAAGCCGTCGGCGTAGGTCAACTGGAACTCGTCGAACTCGGCCGACGCGCTGGCGGCGCTCTCGAGCAGCTTGTTGACGATCACCTGATGGGTCGTATTGTTGGGGTTGTAGAACACCTTGCACTTGAGTTGGCCCAGGTCGGGCATGCCCGGCCGCTTCTGGACCACCAGGGACTGGAGGTTCGTGGGGTTGCGGACCCCCCGCTTGAAGCCGTCCCAGGAGATGTCCGTGGCACCGGGGATGTCCGTGAAGGTGGGGAGCGCGTAGGGGCCCGCCAGCTTCATCGCGAGCTTCGTGCCGGCGGACGGGATGTCGTAGTAGGCCGGCGGGACGCCGAACGGGGTCGGGGTGAGTCCATAGTCCAGGTCATCTGCCATCGGTTAACTCCTTCATTGGGTCACGCGGTAGGTCACTGCGACGATCGCCCGATAGAGCTTGAGTTCGGCCAGTTGCTCGGGGTCGTGCACCGGGCGGGCCTCGAGGCCGACGCACTGGGCCACCCGGCCCTCGGGGGTGCCGACGAGCCGCTTGCCCGCGAGCAGGAAGGCGACCTCCTCGACGAACCCGGCGATCGGGTCGATCGAGGCGGTCGTCAACTGGACCGCCCGGGTGATCGAGACGATCACCTCCCAGGTCGCAGCGATCCGGGGTTTCATGTCGAACGCGGTCATCACGAGCACCCCCGGCAGGATCGTCACCAGGATCGGGTCGCCAGCGGCCATCCGGTCCCGCGACGCGACCTCGACCCAGGCCCGCTTGATCGCGAACGCCTGGGAGAGGCTGGCGGCCGCGAGCAGGCCCGCGACCGCCTCGGAGATGTCGACGATGATCGGTGCCATCAGCCCCAGAACTGCTCCCTGGAGATGTGCTTGGTGTGGATGCGATACATGCTCCGATGCGGGTCCGACCAGCGCCACGGGGGCTCGGTCGGGCCGAACGGGAAGACCTGGAACTCCTCGACGCCGCCGGGGACCGAGACCCAGATCACGTCGTCCCGCTTGGGGGTGATCGGGCACCCCGCGAAGACAAAACTCGCGTCGTTGGCGATCAGGAAGTCCATGTCGGTCCATTCGATCCTGATCCCGCCCATGCCGTCGGAGAGCTTCAGGAGCTTGGAGCCGAACACGGCCAAGACCTCGACCCGGTCGCCGCCCCGGCCGTAGGTCACCGGCTCGGACCCATGGGCCTGGAGCTTCTGCGTGAGGAACGCCAGCCCCCCCTTGAGCATGTTCCTAGCCACGGGGTCGCCTCCAGTCCGACAGCCTGCCGTGCCGCCAGAGCGGGGCGGGCTTGAGGACGTGCACGGGGTTGACGCCCCCGCCCGAGGGGGCCAGGGTCGTGACGGTGAAGTCGAGGTCCGCAGGGTCGGCCAGGCCGGCGTCGTCGGCCACACGGATCGAGCCGGACCCCTCGTCGTCGGGCTCGAATGAGAGCGTGCCCGAGCGGACCGTGTTGGTCAGGACCAGCGAGGACGGCGTGAACGTGCCGGTGAGCCCGGGTGACGACGGCACGATCGTCACCGTCCCGACCAGGCCGGGGCCGAGCGTCACCAGGAAGTCCGACCCGAACCCGACATAGCCCGAGGAGGGGCCGGTCATGGTGTAGGAGGTCGCGGTCGGGGTCGTCGTCCCGACCCCGCCGAACGGCGGCCAGAGTTGGAGGATGTTGAGGATGTCCAGGCTCACGTCACGATCCCCTGCGTCTGATTACCGGCACCGTCATCTGTGGTCGTCTGGGTGGTCGCCGTGGCACCGGCTGCGGTCTTGACGAGGATGTTGCTCGGGCTCTTGGAGACCCGCCCCGCGAGCCGCTGGTAGAGCCACATGAGCTTCTGGGGGAAGTTGGTGGGGGCGGCCGTCAGTTCGGCGTTGGTGATCAGGTTGAGCCCGCCGGGCGTCACGTTGGCGTTGGTCGTCCCCAGGACCACGAACTTGCTGGTGTTGTTGCAGGGCACGGGCATGGTGCCGGGGACCACGGCGTAGACCCGCGAGCCCGAACTTGCCCCCAGCGAGACGAACTGGCCCGAGCCGGCCCCCTCCACGATCTGCACGAGCGCGTAGGCGTACCGGCCGTCGTCGGGGATGGCATTACCTGCGGAGTCCGTGGCGGGGAACGTCACGGTCGAGGCCGACCCTGCCGCCAGGGTGCCGTCGGTGGCGAAGCTGGGCGACCCGCCGACGTACCGCACGTCGACCCCTGCGGTGAGGATCTGGACGGGGTCGATGGCGACCCCCGCCGTCACGCTCTTCCAGTGGGCCGCGATGGCACCGCCGTCCGTCTCGGCCTGGGCCAGGGGCTGCCAGTAGGTCCCCGGCATGTTCGCCGCCGAGACCTCGCTCGGATTCGCAGTGTCGAAGACATCGACGGCACCGCCGTCATGGGCGTTGTAGCCGGTGATGTTCGCCGCATCGCCAGACTTCCCCAGGCCGGTGGCGATCGTATAGGCGTATAAAAATATGCCTTGACCTGCCTGATTGCGGTATATCATCAGCCACCCCTTATCCGATACATGGGCGTCCTGCCCCCGCTGGCCGGCTCTTGCCGCTGGATCGGCCCGTTGTCCATGTAACCCTGGAAGCCCGTCATCCCCTGGTACTTGCCGGGGAAGCCGATCGCCTGGAGGGCGGTCGACGGCGTGAAGTCCCCCGTGGCACCGTTCGGGAAGCCCGCCGAGGCCAGGATGCCCTTGTCGCGCGGCGCGGGGATGTCTCCCTGGCCGCCGATCGTGCCCGAGGGGCAGTTGAAATAAGACCCGTTGATGTTGAGGACGAGCCCCGAAGGGGTGCCGGACGTGTTGTTGAACGGCAACTTGCCGGAATTGAAGTTCTCGAAATGATTGCCGACCAGGGTGCTCATGGCCGTCGGCGTGCCCGAAAGCAAGATCCCATGACCGACCGGGCTGTAGAACAGGTTCGCCACCGCGATCATCGAGCCCGTCGTGACCTGGATGGCATCCCCGCCGATCGCGTCGAAGATATTGAACAGGAACGGGACGCTGAGCCCGGAGGTGATCGCCACGCCGACCGCGCCGCCGGTCAGGTAGTTCCCCGTGATCGCCGTCCCCGTCGCCGCCAGGATGAGTTGCTGGGCCGTCGTGGTCGCACGGATGTTATTGTTGAGGATCTCCACATACTGGCCGGTGACCTGGATGGCGCGAGAGAGCGTATTCACGCCCGTGGCCGCCAGCCGCGAGCCGGTGAACCGGCAGTGCGAGCCCGAGATCAACATCGCAGCCGCCGTCACGCTGGCCGTGCTGATGTCCAGGTTCCTGAGCCACTGATGGACACCGCTGACGGTGATGTTCCCCGTGGTGAACGTCCACTGCGGGATGTCCACCAGGGGGACCGCCCAGGGGTTGTTCTCCTGGTCGCCCGGCGCGACCTTGTACCCCTGCCAGATCACGGGGAAGTTCGCCGCCCCGGCCGTATTGAACACGAGCGAGGTGGCGGCGAACGCATAGGGGGCCGGGTCGACCTTGATGTTGCACCGCAGGGACGCTGCGGCCGGGCCGACGCCGATCGCCGCGATCGCCTCGGCGGTCGTCCAGGCGTTCGCCTCCGAGGTGCCGTCGTGAGCACCCGCCCCGGTCGGGCTGATGAATCTCTCCGTGAGCGCCATCTGGCGTCCTCCGGGCGGCGAATGGGGATGATCAGGTCAGGGGCGGCGCGATCTTGACGCGGACCCGCTCGTCGCCCGCGATGGCGGGCCTGATGCAGTAGCCGATCCTGGCCTCGGAGTAGCCGACCGTCTTGGTCGCCGTCTTGGTGCCGTCGTCCCAGTAGACGGTGTCCCACAGGTTGATCACCTCGCCCGCGAACTTGAGGAAGTCGAAGACCGGGCTGTCATACCCCTGGATCGCCCCGGTGGTGTTCGCCGGGATGTCACGCAGCGCCATCGCGACCCAGGTGCCGGCGTCGATCACGTCGCCGGCCGCCACGTCGACCCCAGGGGTGTAGTCGAAGGTCCGACCTTCCTGGACGAAAACCGCAATCGGAGTAGCCATGCCGTAATCCTCTCAAGCTGAAATTGACTGCTGACGTTTCACGACCCAACGACATCACAACACATCAGCAGGTAGTTAGGCACCAGCTGATTTCACAGCAGCACGATACTCCTGTTTCGCTACTCCCCAGTCGTGGTAGCCCCTCATTTGTATACCTAAAACATTGAAGTCGGCGTCGGCGGTCTCGACGACCGGCTCTTGCCGGCCGTTCAGGAACGCCACCTCGATCACGGGCAGGTCGGCCGGGTCGGCGATCAGATACCAGGCGGTCGGGCTCGAGCCGGGGACGGCCGGGTTGGACAGGTACGAACTCACGACCACGCGGTACTTGTTGGCCCACACGTTCTTGTTGGGGACCTTGTCGGTCGTGCTCGACCCGCCCGTGTTGACAATCAGGCTCGTCATGAGTTCGTTGGCCGGGATCTCCAGTTCGGGCGGGACCAGGAGGATCTTGGGCTGGATGCCCAGCGGCATGCCGTCGGGGTCGGTCATCTTGGCGAACTTGAGTTGGGCGGCCTGGAGGCCCGCCGAACTCAGGGCCGAGCCCGCCCCGGTGAGCAGGTTGCCCCTGCCCGCCGTCCAGAACGACGCCGCGTTCGCCAGGTACTCGGTCCAGAAGACGGCGTTGATCGCCAGGGCGGCACCCCGGCCCAACTTGGTCGGGATCACCGTCAGGGCACCAAGGTCGTCGTTGATGATGTCCTGGCGGGTGATCGCGAACATCTTGCCGTAGGTGTCGGCCTTGATCGTGTAGGGGAGTTCGCTGACCGAGGCGTGCTTGAGTTCGCCCGCCGGGCCGACCTTCTCGTAGGTCATGGCACCGGTCAGCGAGTAGGACGTGTTGGTCTTGAAGTCGCGGACGGGGCGGACGCTCGAGAGTTCGCGCCAGCCGGTCTCGACGGCGTTGAACCCGGCGACCAGGAACTTGTTGGCGACATTGCTCATGATGCCGGGCAGGCTCATGGTGCTGAAGCCGGTGTTGGCGCGGATATTCGACCCGCCGAAGGCCGCCTCGAGCATCCCCCGCACGTCGTTCGAGGCGTGCCCCGAGAAGCCGCGCTCGCGGGCGGCCATGAGGAGCAGATCCTTCAGTCCGATGCCGATCGGCCAGCGGTCCATGGCGGCGTTCACCGTCTGCTCGCCGTAGACCTTCTTGAGGTCGTCGCCGTCGAGCCCGCCCGAGATGCAGAGGATCGCCTCGATCATCCTCGACCCGGTCCTGGGGTCGCCCCGGAACTGGGACGTGCCGTCGACCGGGCGGTGCCTCATCAGCCGCATGAGTTCGAGTTCGAACTCGGGGACCGTGCTCTTGGCCTCGATGGCGGCCCGCGCCAGCTTCTCGAACTCGTCGACCATGACGGGGCGCTCGTCGATCGCGCCGGCCGCCAGCTTGGTGATCTGGCCGATCCGGTCGTCCTCCTTGCGGCGGGCGGCCACGATCTCGTCGAGCGAGCCCGACGGCTGGCCCTCGGCCTGCTTCCTCCTGGCGGCCTCCTGCTCGGCGTCGAACGTCGCCCTGAGCACCTTCATCGTGTTCTCGTCGACGGCCTCGGGGTCGATTCCCTTGGCCTGCAACCATTTCTCGAACATGGGTTCAACCCCTTTCGGGTTGCCGAGGGAATCCGCCGCCGCGACGGCGGCAGTGGTCTGGTGATCGGCCCCAATGGCCACGAAGCTCGTCTCGTACAGCCGACTCTCGCGGGCGATCAGGATCGGGCCCGTAATCTCGCGCCCGTTCACGACCGCCTTCTCGCCCGCCTTGAGGAACTCCTGGCGGACGATCGACGCCCCGATCGACGCCTGCCACTCGAAGCCGTTTTTGGCGTGGGCGATCACCCGCCCGGCGGGCGTGGCGTCCCCCTCCCCGGTGATCGTGCCCGCCAGGTCGACCCCGGAGGCGTCGATGTGGATGCCGTCGGCGTCGGTCTGGCCGATGATCTGGCTGGTGTCGTGGTCCAGGAGGATCGGGATCTTGCCCCGGCTCGCCTTCAGGCCCGCCAGGTCGACGATCACCGGGCTGTAGAACCCGGAGACCTGCATCACGGCCCCGGTGTACCCCTTGATCGCGAACGTGGGCCGCCTGGGCGTGCCGTCGGCGTGCTTGGCCTCAAGGTCGATGGTAGCCGTTGCGGTGAACGAAACCTGCTTGAGCGTCTTTGCCGTCGCCCTGATCCTCATCGTCATCTTCGCCTCCGTCCGGCTTCTGGGGTGGTGATTGGCCCGGCGTCGGGGGCGGCCGCCAGGCCGCCGGGGGCTCGATGCCCAGTCGCTCGAACCGGGCCATGTCGTCGGCGATCATCTTCGCCCGCGCGTCGGGGTCGACGCCGTCCTTGTAGCACTGCTCGCTGAAGCTCGTGGCGTAGTTCTTCAGCTTCATCTCGTCGGCGTGTGCTTCCTTCTGCGGGTCGACGTGCTCGAGCCCCTGCCAGAGCCAGCGATGCGGCCAGGATCGCGGGCTCAGGTCCCGGCCCGGGACCAGCGCGGGCTCGACGAGCGCCGTCTCGGCCAGCCAGGCGTAGAAGAGCCGATCGAGGATCTTGCACCCGACCTCGGAGCGGTCCACGTCGATCCCCCGGTAGTAGGTCTGGTGGTCGAGCCGCCCCGAGGAGTAGTTGTACCCCGAGCTATTGCCGGCGGCGATGTTGTAGGGCATGTTCAGGCAGCGGGCGATCTCGTTGAGGATCTCACGCTTGAACATGTCGAAGGTCGTCACGGGCTGTTCGGCCCTGAGTTGGGACAGCTTGTAGCCGGCGGGCAGGGTCGTCATCATGCCCCGCTCGATCGGCAGGGTGAGCATGGGCATCATCTCCTCGTCGAGCCCGTCGGGGGGCATGAGCGACTCGAGGAGGGCGGCGAAGTCGGCGGCGAGTTCGGCGGCACGCAGGACCGCCAGGGAGTAGCGGCGGAGCATAGCGAACAGGGTCAGGGCGGGGGTCAGGTCGGGGACGCCCCGGTACTGCTGGGGGCGGTCGCGCCGGAACCAATGGA